TGGCCACAGAACTTCTTTAAGATGCTGCTCACACGACTTTCCGTAAAGGGAGCAAAATTCTTCGGTACTACCAACCCGGACTCTCCTTATCATTGGCTAAAAGAGGACTATCTGGATAAAACTAATCTTGACATGAGAAGATTTAGTTTTAAGTTAGATGATAACTTGAGTCTTGATCCAGATTATGTGGACTCACTAAAGAAAGAGTTCTCCGGAGTCTTCTATCAGCGGTTCATTCAAGGGTTATGGGTAATTGCTGAGGGGCTTGTTTACGGGGAGTTCAATCCGAAGATAATGCGAATCTCTTATGATACGATGGTTAACATGATCCAAGAAGGAAAGTTTAAATATTACATCGCTGGAGTTGACTGGGGATACTCCCATCCAATGGTAGGAAACATCTACGGGGTAACTCATGACGATAGATATTACCATATAGACGAGTTTTATGAGACTGAGAGGCAGACTGAAGACTTAGCAGATTGGTTCCTAAAAAAGGAAGCAACTTTATTAGGAGAGAAGATCAAATATATCTTCTGTGATTCCGCTGAGCCTGATAGAATCGTGATTTTAAAGAGTAAGAATCTAAGAGCTACCGGAGCAAACAAAGCAATAAACTCTGGGCTCAACAGTGTGAAAGTAACAATGAAAAATAAACGCTTCTTCATTTCAGATAGGTGTGCAAATACTCTATCAGAGTTCGGAACTTACTGCTACCCTGAGAAGGATAGTAAGCAAGCCAAAAAGGATCTCCCTGTGGATGAAAACAACCACTCAATGGATGCCACTCGGTATGCTATCTATAATCACGAACTATTAGTACTTGCACAGTCTATGAGAGGAAAGAGAAAGAGAAGAAAGCGAAGAGGAAAGATTGCTTAGGGAGGTGAAGTAAATGGCAAAATCTCGGGTAAACGCCAGAGTGATCAAAGCTACTCAATCAATACAAACAGGAAGAGCTTTCCAATCCGAACAAGAAACTCATGACTCATTTTTTAGAGATCATGGGTTAGTAGAGCCTCCATATAATCAGTCTGAGCTTTACAGTTTGGTTGACTATAGCACTATCTTGGGTCAATGTATCGAAGCCTACAAAAGGAACATCCCAGGATTCGGAGCTGAGCCCCAATATATTGACGACCTCACTTCTGTGACTGAAACGGAAGAGATGAAGAGAGAGTTTCAGCTCGTGAAAACTTTCATTAAATATTTTAATTTTGATAAATCCTTTGAAGAAGTCGCAGCAGACATTATTGATGATCGAGAAAGAACCGGGAATGGGTATCTCGAAGTTATTCGTGATGGAACGGGCTTAGTTGCAGGGGGTCAGAGAATTGATCCTAGAGCAATGTATCTTACGAAGCTCGGTGACCCTGTGATGGTAAAACAATTCATTGAAGGGGCTACAATTAATCGTCCGAGACGTTTCCGAAAGTTCGCCCAACGACTTACTTCCGGGAGAATCATCTGGTTCAAGGAGTTTGGAGATCCTCGGAATATGAACTCAAAAACAGGGGAGTATACCTCTCAACATAATGGACCAGAAGAGGCAACAGAGGTAATACATTTTAAGATCGGGAATGAGATCTATGGTATCCCTCGCTATATAGGGCAGCTTATTCATATGTATGGAGCTCGTAAGGCTGAGGAACTGAACTATAATTATTTTTATAAGGGTAGGCATACTCCGGCTGCTATAATCGTCTCTAACGGCATATTAACGGAGGACTCTGTTCAGGCTCTGGAAGAATATGCTAAGTCTGTGGAAGGAGTAGACAATGCACATAAGTTTCTACTCATTGAAGCAGAAGGTATTGAAAATGGAGTTATTCCTGGAGAAGAGAAGTCTACGGGGGTAAAGGTTGAACTGAAGTCTATTGCTGACATGCTACAAAAAGATGCTCTATTCATTGATTATGATGAGAGCTCACGAAGAAAAGTTCAATCGGCTTTCCGACTCCCTGATATTTATGTAGGAAGATCGAAAGAATACAATCGTTCCACTGCTGAAACTTCAAGGTCTCTTACGGAAGAACAAGTTTTTGAGCCAGAGAGAGGAAGTCTGGAATGGGTAATAAATAATAAGCTTCTAGCAGACTTTCAACTAAAACATGTGAGAGTCAACTTTAAGACACCAGAAATTAGTAATAATGATGAGAAAGCTAAACTCATTGAAGTACTCGCTAAGTATGGGGGAATCGCTCCTAATGATCTTCGTGATCTAGCAGGAAGAGTTCTAGGAAAGGATTTAGAAAACTTCGAAGTGTCAGAGGCTGATCTTCCATTGGTGATTAGTCAATTGATCAAGGCGTTGCAAACTCCCGCACTCGGATTTGCTGCTCCTCAGACGAGAAATCAAGAAGAGGAGACTCAAGAAGGTGAACCGTCAATGGCAGAAATTGTGAAGCGAGTTGGTGAGCATGAAGCCAGAGAAATCATTAACCTTCTAAAGGATATAAAAGATGAGGTGGAGGAATATGGAAAAACTTCATCTACTACTTAAACAATTAGAAGACATTATGAAAGAAGAAAACGAGGAACTCAAAGAGTCTTTAGAAGGTCAAGGTGCTGAAGATGATTTAGTTGAACTTGTGGAAGCATATGAGAAACAGCTAGCAAAACTTTTAAGAGCTCAACGTGATTATTATATTGCGGAGATTGAGAGCCAGGTTATAAAAGATGCTGACTCTTTAAAAGCTTTACTTGCCTATCTGATCGCAAATAGTTTTCAGAAAGATGAGTTTCAAGAAGAGATGGAGGAGTTCCATAAGGAGTTCCTTACTTCTTCTATGACAGCTCTAGCAGCTGTTCATATGGATATTATTGATAAAGATATTGGATTTGATACTTTATCTCCTAGAACTACCAAATGGATCAATAGCTGGTCTAAGGAGCTATCGGAGCTGATGCAGCTTCAAACTCACACAGATATTGAGAAAATTCTTAATAAAGGAATAGAAGAGGGGAAGAGTATCCCAGACATTGTGAAGGAGCTTAAAGACCTTCCAGCTTTTAACCGCAATAGAGCCAGAGTAACAGCAATTACTGAAATCTTAACAGCTAATAGCGCAAGTCAGTTTGAGGCTTATCAACAATCTCCAGCAGTAGTTGCAAAGGTGTGGAAACACTCAGGAGCTGCTGCGATCAACCCAAGGCCACATCATATGGACTATGATGGAACAGAAGTTCCTGTCGATGAACCCTTTATTATCGGGGGAGAAGAGGCAATGTTCCCACGTGATCCAAACCTTTCTGCTAAAGAACGGGTTATGTGTCATTGTGCAATGGGGCCTGTTACTGACAGTAAAATATTAGGGCTAACTCCAGAAGAGAAAAAGAAGCTTCGAGATGAGGCCTTAGAGAGTCTTGAGTAAGGAGGTGAGAGTTGATGACTAAGAAAGCTGAACATAAGGCTGCTGAAGCTCCTGCTAAGAAGCCTTATAAACAAGCAGTTCTTGAAATGGATGCCTTAGCAAGAAAGCTCACGAAAGGTGAACTACTTTCCCTGCTTACTCAATATGATCAATACTTAATGAAAACTCTGGAAAGCAACAAGAAACCGATGACAATCGCACAATTTATTAGTAAATAACTTTGAAGGGGGGTGAAACAAGGATGCCGCGAGAGCTAAAAAACGTCAACATCACACACGTTAGTTACGTGGATAAGGCAGCTAACAAGAAGAAGTTCTTCCTTACGAAGTCCGAGAAGCAACCTAACTTCGAAAAGCAAGTAAGGGTCTTGGTTAATAAGGAAGACTCGGCAGAAAAGCTAGTCTATGGTGTGGTCTATGAGCCAGACTCAATAGATGCGCATGAAGACTTCATGACTGCTGAGGAGATTGAGAAAGCAGCTCACACATTTATGAAAGACTACCGAAATCTTGATAAGCAACATGACTTCGTTCCTGGCGCTGGAGAGGTAGTTGAAAGTTATGTGGCTCCTGATGATTTCACTGTCGGGGGAGAAACTATCAAGAAAGGTTCTTGGGTTCTAGTAACAAAAGCAACTGATGAAGTGTGGGAGGCGATTCAAAAAGGTGAGATAACTGGCTACTCCATGGCAGGAACCGCTGAGGCTATAGAGGTTGAAAAGCAGGAGGATGAGCATGTCTCATTCTTTAAGGCGATGAAAAACTTCTTCACAAAAGGTGAGGTGCAAGATAAATACTATGCACAAAAGCCTGGGAGAGACCTTAGAGAAGCCTTATGGACCTTCGAAGATGTATTCTTTGATGAACTCTGGAAGACCAGCCCAGATGTCCAGAAGATGGCTGAGGCTGCACATGATCTAGGGGAGCTCTTAGTTCAGATCGGGCAAGAGCATACGATCTTGAAGCAGCTGATTGAAGAAAAGGATGAATTAAAAATCCAAAAAGCTGGGAAGAAGATTAGTTCTGCTCGCTACAATAAGATCCGACAAGCTTATGATGCTTTAACGGAGATTGTAGATGAGATTGAATCTGAAAATAATGATGATGAGGAGGAAACTGAAGTGAAAAAAGAAGAGTTACAAGAGATTCTAAAAGAGGCAATCCAGCCTGTGACTGAGCGTCTTGACAAATTAGAGAAGGCTCAGGAGGAAGTAGAGAAAGAAGAAGTAAAGAAAGAGGAAGCAATCACTGCTGAAGACATTACAGCTGCAGTTCAAAAGGCTCTAGAGCCAATTGAGGAACGCCTAGAGACTGTGGAAAAGTCTCGCGGTATTGGACAAGCTGATAATGAGAACGGTGAAGAAGCCGAAGTGAAAAAATCTGCCGGATCAATTTGGGACGGCGTACTTTAATTAAAATTTTTAACTGGAGGGAAACTCAATGGATAACAAACAAATTATTGAAAAAGCTGCAATGACATTAGCTGACTTAGCTAGTGGGGGTCAATTGAACCCTGAACAATCTAATAAGTTCTTACAAATGGTACAAGATGCACCTACAATCATCCGCTCATCCCGTTTTGTACCAATGAAGTCTGATTCTCGAAAGATCGAGAAAGTGGGATTTGGTAACCGTATCCTTCGACCAGCTCAAGAAGGTGTGGCGCTTAAAGAGGAAGATAAAGCGAAACCAAGCACCGATACAGTGACATTAAATGCGAAAGAAGTTATCGCTGAAGTAAATATCACTTACGATACTCTAGAAAATAACATCGAAGGAGACAACTTCCGCAATACTCTAATGAAAATGATTGCGGAAAGAGCTGCACTTGATCTTGAAGAGTTAATCTTAAATGGTGACACTTCAGCATCAGATGCATATCTAAAACTTCTAGACGGTATTCGTAAACAAGCTACTTCTCATGTTTACGATCATGCTGGCGGTGGAGTTGATAGAGCACTATTCAAAGCTTTATACAAGCAAGTACCTGCTAAATATTTACGTAACCCTAAGCAGTTCCGTTTCTACACTTCTCATGGAACTCAAATCGAATATATGGACACAATCGCAGCTCGTCAATCTAACCTAGGTGACGCAGCAGTCGAAGGAAAAGTCCCTACAGCATTCGGAGTTCCTGTGGAAGGAATCGCAATGTTACAACCATATGACACTACTGTGGATGAGAATCCAGCAACTGTGTCAGATGCTATCTTAACTCATCCAAAGAACATTCTAGTAGGTATGTCTCGTAACATCAGCGTAGAAGTTGATAAGGACATCCGTGAACGTAAGTTTATCATTGTTCTTACTGCTAAAGTGGATGCGAAGTTTGAAGAAGAAGATGCGGTAGCAAAAGCTATCAACATCTCAGAAGAAGCTTAATAAGAGTTAGTAAAGGGGGCGACTTTTTTAGTCGTCTTCTTTTTGTTTAATTAGAGAAAACTAAAAGGAGGAATTTTCACAGTGAGCCAAAAGCTAGTTTTAGTTGAAGGAGATCACAAAGACTTTGGAACACCTGAGGGAATTTTTCGTCCAGGAGTCCCTAAAGAAGTTAGTGATAAACTTGCTAACTATTTATTAGGAACGTATGAATGTTTCAAAGCCGTAGATCAGAAAGAAGAGAGGCCTGAGAAGAAACCGGAAACCTCTCAATTTGTGGTACAAGGCGAGGAAGGTCCAATCGTTTTAGACAAAATGAAAAAGAAAGATTTAGTTCAAGTCGCCGAGGAATATGGTGTGGAAATCACTGCTACTAAAGTAGATGATATTAGAGCTGAGATCTTCGAAAAATGGGAGGAAGACTAAAGGGGGCGAAACCTATGCCAGTCATTACTCCACAAGACCTACTTGACTACTCAGTTTTTCCTGAAGTACAGGAGCGTAAGACAGAGCTGTTGGAAAAGGATATATTAGAAGCTGAGAATGAAATCAAAGAGCTTATAGGTCACAATTTTGACACCGCTGAGTACGAGACAGTGCCAGAGGATGCAAAATTGGCCTACCTGAAGCTCGCTCAATTTTATGCTCTCATCAATTCGGACGAATCCATTGTGAAAGGGTATGAGTCTGAGACTCTGGGCGATTATTCCTACACTCTTTCAAATGGAGGAACCATTCGAAAGCCTATTATTGATCATCTTTTATCTCCCTATGCTAAAGAAGATTTATCAGCCAAAAAGGTAATATTTAGGATGAGATCCTTATGAGCCTTCGAAAAATGCTTTCCGAAACCTGTGATATTTATCGTCCGAAGGTAGAAAGTGGAACTAGTTATGGGATCCCTTCCATCCACCGAGAAGAAACTTACACCTACGAGACTATACCAACTTATGAGAAAGAAAGCTGCTACTTTGTAGAGTCCAAAACAGACTCTCGAACGAATGAGCCAGGAGTAGATATTCTCTCAGAGGGGAAAATATATTTCTTTCCCCGAGCTGATGTGCAGATGAATGATAGAATTTATCACCACGGGTATAAACGTTTCTACCTCGTAAAAGTTCCGCCGAAGCGCATCAAGGGGCGACTTCTCCAAGCAAGGGTGATATTAGATGAGAATTAAGATCGACACAAAAGACTTTAATCATGTGATCAGGAAAATGAAAAGACTAGATGAGGACTTAAAAAAGCAGGTTCCACTGTTTATTGAGTCAGCTGGATTTGATTTCTTAGATATTGTACAAGATCAAATTATTAAGAATAAGTCCGTTGTGACAAGGCGACTTCTAAACTCCTTCGATAAGGGAGGAAATGGTAATGTCTGGAAAATTCACAATGGGGGACTCACTTTAATAGTCGGAACCAATGTGGAATATGCTAGTCTCGTTAATGATGGGCACTGGACCATTAGCTCTGTAACTAGCGGAACTCTTCCAGATGGAACTCCTTATCGTTGGGTTCCTGGACATTGGAAGCAAGGCAAATTTATTTATACTCCTGGAGCTTCTGAAGGAATGGTACTCACCCAGCAATGGGTAGAGGGTACATCCTACTTTGATGACGCAGTTGTGATCTTCCGAAGACTATTCGAGCAGGAGTTAAAAATCGGACTGAAAAAATGGGCAAAAAATGCTGGGGGTGTTTAGATGGCAAGTAACTTGGGTGATGTTCTAGGAAGCATGGCTAAGTTCTTTTATGATCATTGGAACACAAAGGTCTATTTAAGACGTGTTCCTAGTCAACCGGAAATCCCAAGCCTTTACTTTCCACCTCCCTAGATCATCTGGATCACCGACAACAAAAGATTTATATGAAGACTCTTTCCTTTTTCGGGGAAGGCTATTTCATCATTCTGACTTTCAAGCCCTAGAGAAAGCTTACGAGCTTACAGAGGCTTTAAGGAAAGCGGATTTTACAGTCCCTGTGATTGACTCTGAAGGAAATCCCACAGGAGAACGGCTAACTATTAGTGAAGTTGATGCTGAGCTAATTGAAGACCAGGTAGCTCGGCTTAACTTTAGAGTAACAAAAAAGAAAACTCTTAAGGAGGTAAACTAGATGAGAGGCGTAGATATCTTAGTTAAAGTTGAAGATCCTAATACTACTGGTGCTTGGATCAATGTTGGAGGGCAGCGCAATGCTACATTATCTGAAAGTTCTGAGACTATCGATGTGACAAGCAAAGATAGTGATGGAGCTTATGAGTATGATTATGGGCTATACGGCTGGACTGTTTCCGCTGATGGACTATACATCAAAGATGATGTGGGTTATAAAGCCCTTCGAGATGCACTCCGGAATAAAGCAAAGGTGAAAATTCAAATCTTTGAAGAGAATGCAGCAGTTGAAGAAGGAGAAGCTCTCGTAACATCTAATGAATTAGAAGGTCCTTATGACGGAGAAGTGACGTATGCAGTAGAGTTCCAAGGAACTGGAAAATTAGAAAAGCCTACACCTTAAACAGAATAAATTAATGGAGGGATCTACAAATGGCAAAAGTAAACGGTATCATTCATGTGGGAGTCGGAGAGGAATTAAGGCCTTTCCGACTTGATTTTAATGCAGTAGCTGATCTAGAGGAGTTATTAGGAAAAGGTCTTAATGCGATACTAAATGAAGAGAATATGGGTTTCCATACTATTCGAGCATTTTACTGGGCGGGCCTAAAATTTAAGGAACGAGGCCTCACCGTAACAAAAGCTGGGCATTACGTTCAGCAAATGCTATCAGAAGGAAGAGAGCTAGAAGATTTAATGAAGCCTATCACAGATGCTTTACTAGCTTCTGGAATAGTAAAAGAAGTTGACACCGAGAATGTGGAAGAAGTCGAGGATGACGGCTCAAAAAACTAGAGACAGGCGTTGACTGGGCAGCACTCAAGAAGTTAGCTTACGGGGAGCTCGGTCTGATGCCTGATCAATTTTGGAAACTAACTTTTACTGATTTAGAAGAGTTATTAGATGCTCACAGACAGCGAGAAAGAAAAGAGTGGAGAAAGTTAGCTCAGTTAGCATGCTGGGTGACAGCTCCGCACCTCAAGAAACCACTAACGGTGGATAAATTAGTAAAAGATCATCGTTCGAAAGCAGAACGGAGGATCTCTAAGGAAGAGAAGGAAAAAGTACTTGCAGAATTAGAAGCGATGGAAGCAAGGGGGTGAAGGGATGGCTCAAATAGCTGAATTAACAATCGGCATCGGTGCTGACATACAAGACTTTCAAAGTAAGTTAGGAAAGCTACAACAGGGTCTTACTGACGCCGGCAAAAAGATGAAAGACATGGGGAAAGGTCTCACATTAGGTGTTACCACTCCTATCGTCGGGATGGGTACAGCTATTGTGATGACAACTGCCAATTTTGAATCTTCTATGAATAAGGTTCGAGCAATTAGTGGAGCCACAGGAGAAGAGTTTGCAGCCCTCGAGAAACAAGCCATTGACCTCGGGGGAGCTACGGTCTTCAGCGCGAAAGAGGCTGCTGACGGTATGAGCTTCTTAGCGATGGCGGGGTTCGAGGTAAATGATATCATGGCAGCGATGCCTGGGATGCTAGACCTTGCTGCTTCTGCTCAAATGGATCTTGCTAGTGCTGCGGACATCGCTTCTAATATCATGTCGGGATTTACCTTAGAGGCCTCTCAAGCTGGCTATGTGGCCGACGTACTGGCGAAAGCCTCATCAAGTGCGAATACGGACGTTTATCAATTAGGGGAAGCGATGAAATATGTTGCTCCAGTAGCAAATGCCCTTGACATCTCAATGGAAGAGACAGCAGCTGCTATAGGGTTTATGTCTGACGCCGGTATTCAAGGCTCGCAAGCTGGTACTGCACTCCGCGGTATTTTATCACGATTGACAAAGCCTTCTAAACAAGCCGCTGATCTAATGGACACTCTAGGTGTGGAATTATTCGATGCTGAAGGAAATATGAAATCTCTCGCAGGAATCACTGAAGAGTTTACAGAAGCAACAAAAAATCTAACTCAGGAAGAGAAAGCTAATGCGATAGCAACTATTTTCGGACAAGAAGCAATGAGTGGATTCTTAGCGATTATGGATAGAGGAAGCGGAGAACTTTCGGAGTTTACAGATGAGCTCATGAACTCTAGTGGAACTGCCGAAGAGATGGCTAATATCATGAACAGTGGGTTAGCTGGAGCTTGGGAAGAATTATCCGGAGCGCTTGAGACTGCTGCTATCAATCTAGGGAAAATTCTTGCTCCTGTCTTAGAGAAGATAGCCTTTCTGATCACAGAGCTAATTGGCTGGTTCGATGGTCTAAGCAATGAGACTAAGACTGCCATCCTAATTGTGGCAGGGTTAGCTGCTGCTTTAGGACCTCTCTTAATAGCGCTTGGATTCATTAGTATGGCCTTAGGAGCCTTATCCGCCCCGATCTTACTTGTTGTAGGTTTAGTCGGGGGTCTAGTAGCTGCTTTTATTGCTGCATATAGTAGTTCAGAAACATTTAGAGATATTGTGAAAAAGGCCTTTGATGCAGTTAAAAGAGTGATCTCACAAGCAATAAAGGTTGCAGTGAAAGTCATTGAGGCCGGACTAAATGCAATGACTACAGTTTGGGAGAGACATGGGAAAGATATTTTATCCACAATAGAAACAGCTTTCAAACTAATCTCATCTACTATAAGTAGTGTTTTAACTGTCATAGGAAACATCTTTTCAGGTTTCTTTACGTTAGTAAGTGATATTTGGACGGCATATGGAGAGACGATTTTGATGAAGACCCAAGAGGTATTTGGGCTCATTGTAGAAGCAATACAAATTGCGGTAGCTAATATCTTCTTAGTGATTCAAACCGTCTTCTCGGTTATACAGGAGTTCTGGATTTTACATGGGCAAACAATCTTAGAAAACACTGCAATGGTCTTCGGTGCCGTTTATGAAGCAATCCGAACAGCTCTAGAAACTGCCTGGGAAATCATTCAGGTTGTGTGGACTTCATTAATGGAATTCTGGAACGAGCATGGAGAACGTATTGTTGAGACTACTTCTACCATCTTTACAAACATTTACAATGCCATCTCGAATGCACTTACAATTATATGGGAGATAGTACAAACCGTTTTAGAGCTCATCAGAGAGTTCTGGAGCAAGCATGGTGAACGGATCATGAAGTTAGTAACTACAGTCTTCACGACTGTCTGGGACATTATCTCCTCTATTATAAATGCCATCTCAGAATTTATTAGTTCTGCATTAGAAAAGATTCGAGTCTTCTGGGATAAGCATGGCGAAAGCATTATGACAATCATTAAGACGGCTATGAATATCATCGGAAGCGTTATCGGAGCAGCAATGGATGTGGTTCTGGGGATTTTTAATACTGTTTGGCCTACCATCCGTAATGTGACAGAGACTGTCTGGAATACTATCACCTCTATTATTAGTGGTGCAGTTGACATTATTAGTAATATCATTGGGTTCTTTGTTGATATATTCTCAGGGGATTTTGCTGGAGCCTGGAAATCGGTTGAAGGTATTGTCACCGGAGTAGTAGATACTGTGACGGGCGTATTTAAAGGGATGATTAACCTTGTTATTGACGGAATAAACTTCTTTATCCGGGGAATCAACAAACTAAGTTGGGATGTACCGGATTGGGTACCTCTCTTAGGAGGTAAGAAATTCGGGTTCGATCTACCAGAAATCCCTAAACTTGCTGAAGGGGGTATTACAACAGGGCCAACCTTAGCATGGATAGGTGAGGGAAAAGAGCAAGAAGCTGTTTTACCTCTTAGTAAGCTAGAAAAGCTGATCAACTTACATCGGGGAGACGACGATGACCCAGATCCTGAAGAAGTAGAGGTAGAGTACAATTTTGAAATTCCTGTGGTTGTGGACGGTAGAGAATTCGGAAGAGCTTCTGCCAAGTTTAGTAAGCAAGAGTTAGACCAACAAAAGAGAAAGAGAAAACGATTAAAGGGGAAGATATAAGATGATAAGTGTTAAAGGAGTAAGCCTAAGAAATTACGGGAAAGTAACAGGAATCACTCGGAACATTCTCCCTTCAATCCTTGTCACTACACGGAAACTTCCTCGAGCAATCGGATCACAGTTAGTAAGGAAAGAGTACGATATGAGACGCATTATTGTTACTATGATACTGAAGGATGAAAATCTGGAGCAGCTGGCTGAAGAGCTGGCTGAGCTCCTGGATTTTGAGGAGCCAGAAGCAATAGAATTTGAAGATCAGCCGAATAGGGTCTACTACGGAACTCTGGAGACTGAGATCTCTAAAGAAGATGTTTTAGAGAACATGGGGAGGATTACTCTAAACTTTTTATGTCCAGACCCTCACAAATATGAACCTGAAACTGTTCACCGAATTGAACACGATGGAACTCAGACTCAGGGAACGGTCATCATAGAAGGTAAAGATACTCCTCCCCATATGTTTATTACTCTTCAAGAGAGTGTGACAGATCTATTGATCACTAATGCGGATAAGGAACTCCGAATCATCTACAATTTGGCAGCTGGGGACGTCGTAGAGGTAGATTGTAAGACTCGGAAAGTGTTTATTAATGGAATACTTCAAATGACCTCTGTGGACCTTAAAAGGCCTAATTTCTTCCTCCTGAAAAAAGGAGCTAACCTTCTGACTTTCTCAGCTTTATCCAATGTAGAAGTAAAATATAGACAGAGGTGGTTATGATGGACGGTAAGACTCTACTTTACCTTTTTGATCCTAATGATAACTTATTGAGTATTGTAGATGATTACTTATCTGCACCTTTTGAAGACTCAGTAAATCAGGATATTACATTAGAGGTATTTATTGACCTGAATAACGAAAGCTCTCAGTACTTCGAAGCAGAGAATCAGATAGCCTTTAGAGACTTAGAGGGGAGGCTAAGACTCTTCACTATTAAAGAGCTTGAAGCAGTTGATGGAGCAGAAACCGAAAAGAGAGTCTTATGTTTACCAGCAAGAGAAGAACTCGCTGACCAACCTTTACGAGACCTTAGACCAACTAATCGAACCGCTGCATATGCTTTAGAGGCAATCTTACAAAACACGAGATGGAGTGTGGGTGAGGTAGGGGACTTTGGAACTGCCTCCACAAACTTTTATTATATAAGTGTATTAGAAGGGATACAAAAGATCCTGGAAGTTTGGGGGGGAGAATTGGTAGATCGTATTGAGATCTCGGAGGAGACAGGAAGAATCTCAGGGAGGTTCATCGATATATTACCTCGTAGAGGGGCAGACACGGGGAAAATATTTGAGATTGATAAAGACATAGATCGAATTATAAAAACGGTTATATCATATCCTAAAACTGCTCTCATTGGAATAGGCTCCGCTCTCGAAACTGATGCCGGAGGATATACAAGGAAAATCCGATTCGAAGATGTGGAATGGTCTGTGGCTAATGGTGACCCCATCAATAAGCCTCTTGGACAAGACTGGGTGGGAGACCCTGAGGCCTTAGAGAAATATGGTATCCCGATGCCTGATGGAACGAAAGCTCATCGCTTTGGGTTCTTCGAGGACAGCCAAGAGAAAGATCCAACAAACTTACTTCATACTACTTGGAAGAAGCTCCAGGAAGTAAAGGAGCCGATTGTATCTTATGAAATGACCGTTCAAACTTTCGCTGACATTTTAGGGTATGAGCATGAACAGGTATCTGTGGGTGATACTGCTTCCGCTTTAGATGATAGCTTGGGGGCAATACTCGAAACAAGAGTGGTGGTCTATCGTTATGATTTATCAGATCATCAAATGGCCTCAATCGTCTTAGGGAATTTCATTGATTACCTGAGTGATACTGATGAATTAGATCGAGTAGTTGATATCATCAATGATCGGGCAGGGATCTGGGACCAATCAGGTGAAGTGACAGATGAGAATATCCCAGATATTAAACCTGATACCCCAGCAAACTTTGTAGCAGTCGGGGGATTTAAAGTGATCATGCTCAGCTGGTATTATGATGATCGTATTCACGTAGCAGCTTATGAGCTATATGCCAGCGAAGTACCTGATTTCACACCAGATGAATCTAACCTAGTGTGGAGGGGAAAGTCGGGAGCTTACACCTTCCATACTGATGTGAATAAGCAATGGTACTTCCGTTTGAGAGCAATTAATACTCATGGAACTGCGTCTAGCTATACCCCTCAAGTCACCGCTCAAACACTACAAATAAATGGGGACACTGAGATCACTGAAAATTCGATCACAAAGAAACTTCTAGCAAATGAGGCAATCATTGACTCTGTGCATTTAGGGGAAGCAATTATTCAAGATGCTCATATCAAAGGAAGGTTATCAGCCAATGTTATCAGTGTTGGAGGAAGTACAACTTTTGAGTCTGGATATGACCCTAGTGAAAAGGAAGTTAAAATACCAGAGCAAGATGTGCCACCTAATCCAAATATTCATCCTAAGTGGGTAGACACTAGCGTTAGTCCACCCCAAATGAAAATATGGGATACCACTGCCAATGAATGGACAACCGTAAAAGGAGAAAAAGGGGAAAAGGGAGATAAAGGAGACCAAGGTCCTCAAGGACCACAAGGTCCTCCTGGGATTCAAGGACCTCCTGGACAAGATGGACAATCTCAATATGTTCATATTCGTTACTCTGCAAATGCTAACGGAAATCCGATGACCGAAACTCCTCAATCAAACAGTAAATACATCGGTTTAGCGAACACTACAAGTCCATCAGCTCCTACTAGTTATACAGCTTATACATGGGCACTTATTAAAGGTGAAGTTGGTCAAGACGGTATTCCTGGGCCACCGGGTCAAGATGGGCAAACGACGTATACATGGGTCCGATATGCGGATGATGAAAATGGTAGTGGAATGAGCGATAGTCCAAATGGAAAGTTGTATATTGGTCTTGCATTTAACAAAACAACCCCTAATGAAAGTAGTAATCCCAGTGATTATACATGGAGTTTAATGCCGCAAAATATTGAGATTGGCGGAAGGAACTATGTTAGGGACTCACTCTTCCAAAAAGGTAATGAATTTTGGAATTTATACGGTCCTGGAACAACAGAATTTGTAGATGGCGCGTTTAGAGGTTATCGTGCGGTTAGAAGGGCGGTAAATGAAACTGTAAATGTTTGGGCAGGAATGTGGTCTCTAGCAAACGGAATAGAAGTATCATTAGGAGATAAGGTGACAGCTAGTGTTTGGTATAAGGTTGAATCAGATGCTGATGTATTAGCTATAGAGGTAGAATATTTTCCTAATCCAGATAGAAGTGAAGGAAGGATAGGACACAGAGAGTTAGTCCTAGAGAACACTGTAGGTGATTGGAAATACGCTGAAGCTACATTTGCTACTGCCAACTTTGAAGGATATGACAAGGTGTACGCATTTTTTAGGGTATGGGTGCAACAAAGAGGGACTGTACTATATGCTTTACCTAAACTCGAGAAAGGCAACAAAGCCACCGACTGGACACCTGCACCAGAGGACATAGAACAAGAAATTTTAGATTTAGATGACAAGTTAGGAGAACAAATTAATACTATTACAGAAGAATACAATACAGCTATCGAATTAGCCAAAGGTGAAATTAATTTAGAAATTGAACAAACCTTACTTAATAATGAACAAGAAATTTTAGAGCAAATAAGAACAGAATTAGAAGCTTCTTTAGAAGGGGTAAATATATCTTTTACCGAAGTGCAAAATTCCATCACAGAGCAAGGGGAAACCTTG